TGTCTCTAAGCCGTTAGCTATTGACGAACTTGGTAAAGCGCTACGTGATGGCGACTTGGTTGTATTCGATGAACACACTCTTGCCGAGTTGCGAACCTATGTTCGTGACGAGAACGGAAAGATGCACGGTTCACCCCATGACGACCTTGTAATGGCCTTGGCTATTTCTAACCAAATGCTTAAACATGTGTGGCTTCCAGAATACATGCCTGATTTGCAGGCACCTAAGTATTCTTTTGAATGGTTTGCCAACCAAATTGAACCTGAACGCAAGGAAAGGTTTGTTATTGGGTCGTATAACACCCGTAAGTAACGATTTTCTCATAGGTTATGACTGTTTTTCTTTGTGAACGATGTGAAGCACGCTGGGTTGGGGATGTTTTGCCCCCACGCGGCTCTATTTGCTTTAAATGCCACATTAAAACCATCGACATTGGTTTTACACACGGCAAGGCCGACTTTAGTGGACCGACCATTGGCGAACGTCAACGCAAAACCGTAGCAGATGCTGCTGCTATGGGGCGAACAATTGAACCAGCATCGAGTCGTTGGGTGTAATGCGTCATGGAATGGGTAGTGCCAATCGCTGTCGCCATCATCACCGGACCAGTGGTTGTGATTTTGCAGAAACTACGCAAAGAAAACACTAGCCAGCACGCAGAATCCAGAGGATTGCTGGAACACCTTGTTATCAAAATTGACAATATTGACGACAAACTAGATGAACACATCGCAGACCCTACACCCCACAAAACAAAGGACATAGCATGAGCAAGTTTACACACGGTAACGTACGGGCGCTTATTCGCGCTCTTGTAGTGCTGGTTACAGCATTCGGCCTCGACCTTAGCGGTGAACAGGTGGCAGCAATTCAGTTGGTTCTTGAATCCGTTATGCGTCTGGCATACGCCAAGAAGGAAGCATAATGGCCCGTCCCACACATCGGAGTACGTTGGCGAATTATCGTCACAAAATTGACTCTTCACAAAAATGGCGTAAAGAAGAAAAGTACGACAAGCTTTGGCGTCGTATGATTGACCTGTATCGTGGTAAGCACTTTAAGGATGAGTCATCCGAAGACCGCATGCTTATTAACGCTGCGTTTTCCACAATTAACGTTATCGCCCCTAGCGTTGCCGTTAACCACCCTAAGATTACTGTTGGTGCACGCAAGTCAGAAGATGGCGACAAGGCCATTATCACCGAAGCTGTTATTAACTACTGGTGGCGTCATTACGACTGCCAAAAGCATTTGCGCCGAGCTGTAGATGACTATCTGATTATTGGCCACGGCTGGCTTAAGGTTGGCTACAAGTTTGTTGAAGAAGAACGCAAAAAGCCGATGGAGCCTGAATACTCTGAAACCCCTATGGGTGAAGAGCAAGAAATGATGGAAACCGGTGAGCAGGATTTAGATTCAGCCGCTGAAGCCGTACCAATGGAAACAGAAATTGTTGTCCTTGAAGACCGTCCATTTGTTGAGCGTGTTTCCCCGTTTGACGTTTTTGTAGACCCAGACGCAACCACCCTTGATGATGCCAAATGGATTGCTCAGCGCATTCGTCGACCACTAGCCGACGTTCGCGCAGACCAACGCTACAACCGTACAGCACGTATGGATGCTGCCGCCACACAATACAACAAGTGGTCTGGAGATAGTGAACGTCCACGTCAGTCTCGCGACGAGAAAGACGCATACGTCGATGTCTGGGAATTCTACGACATCAAGCGTGGCACCATGTCTGTGTTCGCTAACGGCTGTGATGGATTCTTGGTGAATCCTTCACCAATGCCGTACGCTTTTGGCCATCCGTTTGTCATGATGCGCAACTATGATGTTCCAGAACATTTCTATCCTATGGGTGAGTTGGAAGCTATTGAACCTCTTCAGTACGAGCTAAACGCAACACGTACACAAATGATGAACCACCGTAAGCGTTTCTCGCGTAAGTGGTTGTACAAGGAAACAGCTTTCGATAGCCCCGGTCGTGACGCACTTGAGTCTGATGAAGACAACGTAATGGTTCCTGTCATCAGCGACGAACCGCTTGGTGCGGTCGTCCAAGCAATGCCTGCTGTTGTTAACCCACCAGATATGTACAACATTACTAATCAAATCATGCAAGACATGGACCGTGTTTCTGGTGTTGCAGAGTTTATGCGTGGTGGAGCATCAGAAATCAACCGTACGGCTACTGAAGCAGCGATGATGCAGGATGCTATGAATGCACGCACATCCGATAAACTGGCCGAGGTTGAGCGTGCAATCGCTAGCGCAGCTAAGCGTCTTGTTGGTTTGGCTCAGCAGTTTATGACTGGTGAACATGTTGCTCGAGTAGTTGGGTCTATGGCTATGCCTATTTGGGTTAACTTTGACCGTGACTACATTATCGGGGAGTTTGATTTTGAAGTTGAAGCAGGTTCTACCCAGCCGGTTAACGAAAGTTTCCGTCGCCAGATGGCACTACAAATGGTTGATGCTATGGCCCCGTTTGTTGGCGCAGGTGTCGTGGACATGGCAGCTCTTGCGCGCCACGTACTCCAGTTCGGTTTTGGTGTTAAAACTCCAGAAGCGTTCTTGGCTCAACCGCAGCAAGCACAGCCCGGAATGGAGGGCGCACCACCGCAAGGTGAAGCGCCGCCAATGGGTGGTTCTCCTCAAGGCATTAACCCCGAGGAAATGATGCAGGGAATGCCACCTACTGGTGGCATGCCTTTACCAAGCAATATTCCCCCGCAGGTTCTCTCGATGATTGAGAACCAAACGGGTGGTTTACCAAATACAATGTAACGAAATACCCCTACTATTTAGAGCAACCTTTTTGGACTCTGGAGAAAAATGGAAATTGAAAATTTTGAATCTGAAGCCGTAGACCCCATTGAGTTTGATGGACAAGTTGAAGGTGGAGAAGAAACTACTTTTGAAGAGTATACCCCCGAGTATCTTGACGTTGATAGTTACGCTGACAAATATGTTAAGCTACAACTTGATGGTGAAGAACTTGAGGTTCCACTTAAGGAAGCTGTTTCGGGATACCAGCGTCAAGCGGATTATACTCGCAAGACGCAGCAATTAGCAGAAGAACGCAAGAACGTTCAGTTCGCACAGGCAATCCAACAGGCGTTGGACAATGACCCAATGGCAACAATTGAACTTCTTAAAAGCCATTACGGTTTAGACCAGCAGGAATCTTTTGAGGAAGATGACATCTGGGCAGACCCAATGGAAAAACAGTATAAGCAACTGGAACGCCGTTTAGCTTCTTTCGAGGAGCAGCAAGCGATGAACGAGTTGGAACGTACTATTGGTGGTCTTCAGCAAAAATACGGAGATGACTTCGACGCTAATGAAGTTGTATCAGTAGCCTTAGCACAGGGCACTACTAACCTAGAGGCGGTGTACAAGCAAATGGCTTTTGACAGACTTTACAGCAGAGAGCAGGCACAACGAGAGTTGCAAGCTCGCAAGACACAGCAGGAACAAAAGATTGTTCAGGCTAAGCGGTCTAGCGGGATTGTTGCTGGCGGTTCGTCGGCTCAGGGGTCTTCCTCCGATACTGCACCTATCACTTCACTAAGGGATGCTTTTTCTGCGGCTAAAGCGCAGTTGGGTATCTCTTAATAACTCTTTAGGAGGAAACTACAATGGCAAACCCAAATTTTGATGCACTGTTGTCAACGACACTTGCTAACTACCGTGACAAGTTGACCGACAACGTGTTCACCGCACGTCCACTCACATACTGGCTTTCAGACAAGGGTCGCATTCGCACCGAGTCTGGTGGCACCAAGATTGTTGAGCAGTTGATTTACGGCCAGAACGACACTGTTAAGTCATACTCAGGATACGAAACCCTGAGCCTTACACCACAAGAAGGCATCTCGGCTGCAGAATACGATTGGAAGCAGTATGGTGCTTCAATCGCTATCAGCGGTATCGAAGAAGCAAAGAACAACGGAGAGCACGCAATCATTGACTTGCTCGAAGCTAAGATTATGCAGGCTGAAGAGTCTCTGCGTGAAGGCTTCAACCAGATGTTCTTTGGTGATGGTACCGGCAACTCAGGTAAGAACTGGAACGGTCTTGGAAACTTGATTGAGTCAGGCAACACCGTTGGTGGTATTAACTCTGCTACAGCAGGTAACGAATACTGGCGTTCATACGAAGAGAACACCGCTGGCGCGTTGACTCTTGCTCAGATGGCAACCGCATACAACTCGGTTTCGGTTGGTAACGACCACCCAGACCTTATCCTCACCACACAAACATTGTTTGAAAAGTACGAGTCGCTGCTTCAACCACAGCTTCGCTACACAGACACCAAGACAGCAGAAGCTGGTTTCCAGAACCTGTTGTTCAAGGGCGCACCCATCATGTACGATGTGCACGCTCCTGCTGGCACGATGTTCTTCATTAACTCGAAGTACCTCAAGCTTGTTGGTCACTCTGACAAGTGGTTTGCACAGACCGATTTCGTTCGCCCTG